TGAGGCTGAACTAAGTCGATAATTTGTACATATTTTGGAGTATTATTTACAACTTGACACCCCAGCGACCAGCCACCGATGATCTCTTTTATCTCCTTATTTGCCAAATTATAGGTATTTGCATGGAAGTTAATACCACATAAAACTGGATGAGAAATCCCCTCTTCGACCAATTTATCTTTGTCGCCATCCCGAGAAATCAAGAATGGTCGTACTTGTCGAAGCGCTCGCATCTTCCCTCGATGGAGTCCATATTTCCAAACATCGTAATACCATTCGTTTGTTTTTATCACTGCTACGCCATCTTTATTATACGAATCGTACTTCATTAAACCATTAACTCCAGCGTTAGTTGTTCCGGAAGTAACGAGGATAAACTTGTCATTATTGAACAAATAAAACTTATCATCGAATACATTGAAGGCATCATTTTCAGATTGCACCCCCAGAATCCAGTAACCAGTTGGAAGAGATTTGAATGATTTTAGGCTCTTTACTTTATTCAGTAACTGAGCATCCGTATAATTTTTAACCATTTTTCTTGCGTTTAAAGTAGTGATTAATGAAAGATAATAATACCAGAGCGATCACAGAAACTGCAACAATCTTATGAATTGGATCGCCAGATTCATAATTCTTCACCTCCTTTTGCACCCTTTCAATTGTCCGCTCGATGAATACTGAATCTTGAATAACCAGATGCTCGTCGATTTGCTTGACGCTATGAACATAACTAGTATCGATTATTGTGTCTGCCAGAATGTTGTAATCAGCCCCCCAGCAATAGCCAGAAGCCATGAAAAGAATTGAAAAAACTATTGATTTCATACTAAGGTTTTTTAGTGAAAAATGTTTTTATGTAAGCGATAACCATTGCATACACATCCCCAATAAAGTCGTCCATCTTTTGAGTAATCTCATTAGTGAGCCACCCCACTGAAAAGGAAACCAGAATAATTATCTTTGGCGATAGCGATGAATAATACATTTCGATGATACCAGTGGCTGAGTAGGTAAGAATACCAGCCACAATACAACCAATCAAAACTGTCATCTTATTCAACTTTGATTTTATGCCCTTTAGGAGCGCTCCAGCCACTCCAATCCCCACTGCCATTAAGTCGCTATAATCTCCGTTCCACTTCATATCTTAGGCTTTTATACGTGGATCAAATGGATCAGATGGATCAGTTGGCTGAGGTCTTGACCCTACCATCGTTACTCCAGTAACCAGCGCCATTCGGTTAATTACTACATCGAACTCAACTGGCTCTTTTTCCCATTCAAACCTTGCCATACCTTGACCAGTTTTTTGAGGCTCCATATCAGAAACCAGAGTCCCGTCCCTTAGGATTTCCTCAGAGAATCTGTTGATTGAGATTAAAGCCGAATTTTCAAGTAGAAGCATCAAGTTGTTAACCATTAATTTACCTTCTACCTCAGTTACATCAGTAATTATTCTGGAGGTAAGAGGGATAAACACCATTCGTAATAAAGTTCGGTCGCCAGAATCTGCGTCTTCATTATAACAAGAAATTTGAATGTAATTTCCATTTAATTGAAATAGATAAAAGTTTACTACCATTGTCGTTTATTTAAAATTGTTAATATTATTTTTCACTTTGTCCCCCACTTTCGCCACTAGACTTGCCTTCCGGCTCCAGTCGAAGTAAGTGATGTCTGCACTTTCCTCTAGAATCACTGGAAGATCGTTGTAAAGGTACGAATGATTGTGATAATTATAGTCGCTGATAAACAGATTATTTTCATGCAGTAAGTACAATTCTACCAGAGGCTTGATGATACATTCATCCAGAGGATCCGTTGAGATTTCATAGGTATTCAAATTTTCTCTGAAAACAGATTTCATTTCCCGATTACCATAAATGATATTATCGATTTCGGTATTCGGTTGACGCTTCCCAATCATCCCAGAGAATCGTAAAGTACCTTGCATATTGGTATCGGTAAAGTCGATGTTTTCCTTGTAGAAGTAGGAATTAAATACGGCTCTTACCCTTGCCGTGTACATAGCATTTTGGATTGAGTAAGGCATCAATTTATAATTTCCCCAAAGGACACTACCAACGATTCCAGCGATGTTGTATTCGATTTCAATAGTATAACATCCAGCGCCATCAGAAGCCAGCACATCGCCCCAATTTACCTCTGCGTAATAAGCATTGGATTCCCTAACTATCGGAAGTACATTGAGTGGATATAAAGTAGCTTCGCCTTCCTTCTTAAGAACAATATTGGCTGAGCCAGAAGCATCGACCTTTATCCACGCTGGAGTGATGTCATTCTCCCATGAATTGGAGGATTGACTTCCGAGTACCAGTTGCTCGCAACAACAATCTTGATTACCTCTGTCATCCTCGATATTATCGTCTGGAAGCGTAACTACTTCGTACTGCTTGAAGATTCTATCCTCATGGAAGCATCGTGGATCCAAAGGACAATCAATCTCTTGTGATTGAACTGATACCATAGGTTTTTTAAATACTTGCCAATCGCCTATCGGACAAAATAAGTCGCCACCATTTAAAGCCCATATATTACCTTCATTATCTCTAATCTCCCAATGACCTCCAGTGAAGTCCATTGTGTAGTCGATAGTTTGTTGGTTGTTTGGATTTGTCCAAGAAAAAGTGTACGAGCCGTCACCAACTTTTGTTGTCTCAATCAGTACGCATACGTCTTGTCCCAAGAACAAAAAACACCAGATTAATCGAATACAACATTCGCCATAAGTACCAGCGCATGCGCTTGTAGTAAACTCATCAAAATATCCACCTTCTGCCCAGACTGGCATACTTCCCAGAGGTGGACATCCACCTAATGAATTTTTCCAAAAAGTCGCCAAAGGATAAGTTGGAAATCCAAGCCCCCCAACAGAAACCTCCCACTGACCTAAGCCAGTTGGATTGTGATAAAGGTAGAAGTCTTCCCCTTCGTAATTCCAGTAATAATAATTGGATCCGTTAAAAGTCCCAATAGCATTAACTTGGATAGTCGTAGAAGTTGGCTGACTTACTGAACTGAGAGTAATCGTTACGCATGCGCATCCCATAATCTTAGACTTTAGAAATTGTTACTATTAGCGATGGAGTCGCTGGATGTGGTACAACTACATTTGCCACCTCAGCCAAAAGTTGTATTGCTACATCGGTTACGCTCCACATTATTTGTATTTCATCGTTTGCATTACATGATAGAAACCAGTTCCATGAAGCAACTGACTTATTGCTATTCGCCACCACATTTAGATGAGTATTTGATTGTGGAACATCGACTCCATTTTTACGAAGCCAGATTGAAACTTGTTGTGATGAGCCACCAGTGGTACGGCTAATTTGCGCCGAAAATTGAATGTTAAAATAACCTTGTTTCGTAGGCTTGATTTTGGTTGGAAGCGATGAGCCATCTAATACCACTGAGATACCATTTCCAATTACAGACGAATTTAGTTGCATCGCCTTCACCAGATTTGCCCCAGATTGAATCTGATTTGTGGTATCGTAGAAGTCTCCGAACGGCGTATTAAACTCCGAAAGAGCATCCGTTAAAAGAAGTTTTTTTGACACCCAGTTACCAGCAGTAACCTCCGTATCTGTGTCAATAAAAATGTTGTTATTTCTGATTTCGCCTCCCACTACTTGGTCGACATAATCGTGGATTTTTTCATTTGCCATGTTAGTATGATTTTTGTTTAATTGTTCCGTCAGTTTTCATTTTCAAAGTATTATCTGTTTTCAGTTTTCCTACCAGAGCGCCTTCCCCACATCCCTTAATTTTGGTCGTTATTTTTACGCCGTTTGCCAGATTCACTTTGCTGGAGTCGAAGTAGCATTCCATCACTGCAATATGTGGCGCTGGATTTGTTATCGCCATCAGAAGCCCAGATATTGGCGTCAAAGGATTTGCTGAATTATTGTCGAATGGCACTGTGGTTGATACCAGCCAGCGTGGTGAACTTTCAGTAGGCTCGACTGTAATCATACCCCATACTTTTGCACCCCATGGCGCTAAGTCCAAGTTGGTATGCGTAGCAATTATTCGGTGAAGTTCAGAGTCAATAACCACAGAAACCAGAGCGCCAGTGGAGTCACGATAAAGGTCGATTTCTTGAAAGATATTAGGATCTGAATCGTAGTCCTTGATTCTTATCGCATCATCGAATACGAAAGCCTCGCCATCCTTCACTAATTCAAGGTGGAGTCGTAGATTCCAATCGCCAGTGGATCCATACGGATACCAGTTACGATTTTGATTAGGATAGAAGTCGCTATCGGCATTCAGTTGTTGAAGCCAGTATTCCCATCGGTAGATGAAAGGAAAGTAGATTCGTACCCCATATGCCATCGGTATGTCGTAAGATGGCTCTAGAGTAAATGCAGAGTCCCTTTTTACGCTCGTAGATGGCATTATACTCAAAACTGGCTGAGTAAGATTAAGAACATATCTACCAGCCACTAGAGGCACGCTATTGAAGTTGTAATTTACAGAGGTAAGAGTGAAGGTATCGCCAGATACAGTGTTGTGCGCCTCCAAGCGAGCCGTCATACTTTCGTAGACTTGATTCTCTTCCAGTCGGAAGTGACCAATAAATGCGAGATCATCCTCAATATTGGCTTGGTAGCCATCAGCCGAATCGATGGAATTATCCCAATTTTCAGAGTGGTCTACAAAGATATTTTGAGTCATTTTTATCAGACCTCCAATTGGTGGATTCGACACTAACTGACCATTGAATACCAGTAGATTGACTGAGCCAATTTTCACCCACATGTAGAAAGTCCTATCGCCTTCCGCTCGAGTGTTCATAAAGGCATCGAAATTACCCATTGGAATGAAGGTTATATCGATAGTCCAAGTAGTGCCAGTCAGCGAGTAGGAATCAACTTGCAAGTCCCACCAAGCGCCATCTGGATTGATGGGTGATGATTGTGGAAAAACGAACAAAGGAGTCGATGGAATACACATTCCAAAAATTGATTGCGATGGGATTTGATTCTTGTAGTAATCTTCATCGCCAGATACATAACACCCCCCAATTGCGACATCGCCGAAAGGTAAAGTACCATCCACAATAATTTGCGCTGAAGTAGGAGTATCGAAAGCCAGTTCTGAGATTCCTTGCACCAAAGTTGAATCGACTATTCCAATGTTATAAGCCTCGTCAAACCAGCCAGTATTAGCATCGTCAGTTAGAAAAAATACATTCCGGTTGAAAGGTTGTCCCAGAAGCCTAGCGTACTCAAATCGGTCGTGGATTTTTAAGCATTGATTAAAGTTAAACCAGCCTTCGTTATAGATGCCAGAATTGATTATAGTGAAGTTAATATAATATACAGAGCCTAAGCCAATTTGATAGCCCACTGAAGTAGGAGATTCATTAGTGAATAAAATATTACATTCGACCTCGAATTGACCAGAGTGTTTACCCACTGCCTCGCCTTGCAGAAAAGTACCAGCAACTGGATAAGGAAAGCCAGCGACATCCCTAACATTGAAACGGAAAACTGTTGCCTCACCATCAATTAAAGAGTACTCGCTACCAGCCGTACCAGATGCCACATGATTCATCGTTACAACGATTTCCTCAGCCCTATAATCAGTCATTGGACATACGGCAAGAATCTCTTGATTAGCCATATTTATTTGCACTGAAGTAGCGATGTCATCGACCTTCAAAACAGAGTAATTTGTACCAGTGATAGAGATCACTACTGCACCATCGATAGTGATTAAATTACCGAGTGAATCGTACTTCCGAAATTGAATTACATCACCAACATTGAAACCCTCTTTAAACCAGTTTCCATTTGCCCATGTGCAAGTGTTCTCGAAGAAGTTTAGCATGAGTACATTCTGAGGATTTGACACCACTAGAATTTGCTCCAGTACCTTATATTTTACGAGTGTTTTGTCCCCAGCATTACTTTGGTAAAAAGGAAGCGAGTTACCGAATACATCCGAGTATTCCTTACTTAGAATCGTTATTGGCATATTTACTGAGTAGAGCGTTAATACTAGCGAAATCTTTCGTCTCAACGTGCTTTGGAATAGCTGAGAGATCATTCATTATTTTTTCCTTTTGAGTAGCGTAGGAATCTGGAATTTGTGCCAGAGCCTTGGAGTGTAATTCCATCATGGCATTCATGCTATTTTTCAAGTCACTAACCACCTTCATCGTATCTGCGTTCATCATAATTATTGATTTATGTAAATTATGTTTACCCTCCCTACTGCGTAATTATTTTTCGTTCGGTAAGTCACCTCTGCGAACGCCGTTTCATCAATATATTTTATGCTCAAAATTTCGGAAGTTACGCCGTCAATATCAGCAAAATTATTTTCCAGTAAAGTTACGAAATCTTGTGATGAAATTCGTATTCTCGCATTTTGTTTTATTATCCAGCCGTTCACATCGATGGCATTGATTGAGTGGTATCGCTCCCAGAGGGATTTGGCGCTAACCATGTCCAAAAATAGTGGGGATTGTTTTCCGTTCGGTCCATAAAGAGCCTTCGTAACAGAAAAGTATTGCTGGCTTATTTTTAGGCAGTCTTTTCGATCACCAATTTGCTGAGCATAATTCGTTCCTCCTCCGAATATTCCAGTGAGAGCATCGACTAATTCCATCGTCAATTTGGCGAGTTCTTCCACCCATGTTAATTTGGATTTCCTTGCACCCATAGCGAATGGAATATCCACTTGGCTGAGTCCTTTGATGCTAACCAAATCTGCGTTGGTGGCTCCCAGAGGCTCAGTGCTTAATTCAACATCGTGCTTGTCGTACATGATTCCATCCAGCGTGTGCAAATCGTTGTAGTCCAGAGCATATTTTATGTAGTAACGCTTCCAGACATCTTCCGTATTATACGAGTACTCTTCATCTCGGTCGCCTTGAAGATTCAGCGCTGGAGATAATTGTGTAGAAACCAGAGTTGACCAGTAGTCCCAGCGTTCCAATCTTACGACTCCATTAACGACCTTCATTTTAGCGTTGAACATCGTCTCCATAGCATCGATGAACTGCCCCAAAGTTGGAGTGGTATCGGATGCACTAGGAACGCCTTTGTTGAAGGGAGTTAACCAGAGTTCCGGTCGGACATCGAAAATAGAAGTCCTTGCCTTCATCAATGGAACTGGCAAACAAGTCCAATTTGGCTCGTTGTCGAAAATTGTTGACTCAAAGGAGTAACCAAGATATGCACATCCTTTTGTTAATAACTCCTTGAAGTAGATTCCTTTGAGATTTCTTTTCGGTGGAAATAACAGAAAAAATAGCTGAGTAGCCATCTCCACAACTGCCACCAAAATAAGCGCAAAAATAAGGATCCTTGCAAGTGTTTTTAATACCAGCGCTAAGACATCACCCCAGTCAATTGAAGGAAAGCCTAAATTTGGCGTCAAGGCTTGTACCAGTTCTACGATTGCATCGCCTACTGCCTTGCCAGCCTCAATTAATTCCTTGGTCATAACGTAGCCACAAATAATCATTGGGATCGCTTGCTCGACTGCAGTAGGAGAAATCAAGAAATATGGTACATTCACATTGTTGAAAGCCACCCCATTAGAGAGCATCAACTCCCATGAAGTTCCATCGGCTTTATCCTTGAAATCGTCGAAGCCTTTACGCCTTTTTAATTTAACTTCTACCTCGCTTTGCTTTACGCTGAAGCCATCCAGAAAGTCAACATAATATTCGATTGTTACGCCAGATGACAATTCCACTCGGTACGGCATCCCCTCAAAAATTGATGAGGTAGAAATATGCGCCATCACCATGTTGAAAGCCTCCCTCGGTAAGATTACAGAGTCAGTCGATAAACTCAGTACTTGAGGATTCCCAGTGAAGTCGGATTGAATACCAATCTCGGTACGATTCCTTGGAGTAATTTCAATATCATTTAGAAAGTGCCTCATTTTCGTATTTTAAAGCGATTATATGTCGTTTCGTTGCCCTTCGTGGTAGATTGTACCACTTCCATAATTGAAGCCGTTATCTCTCCTAATTCGATGTTAGTTTCCGGCTTGTTTTTAATTATGGTTTTTAAGTCCTTAATTTCATTCACCAGAATAGCCAAATCGAGCGCTGAGCCAGATTGATTTGATTGACCAATTTTCCCAGCCCGATAGTTGGTAGCCATATTTGCTAACTCCGTATTGGTAAGGTCGCCTATTTGTTCGTTTAAACTTTTCGGTACGACTCTTTCGTTAGGGTGCAAGATAGCATGGAAGCCACCTCGACCATCAACACCCCTACCAGAAGTACCAGTGTCCTCAGTTCCTTCCTCGAATGCTGGAATCGTCTTGATAAAGGCTTGCAGTAGAGTTATATCTTTTATCGTGTCTGCCAGAGGATTTTTTGACTTGGCATCCACTTTGGATTGATAAGTTGAGTAAGCAGTTTTTGCGAGTTCTAAGTACGCTTGCTTCTTCTCTTCCATCGCCTTCTTTTTGTTCGCCTCATTGATTATTTTTTGTTGCTCGGCTAGAGATTGTTGCGCATTAATATTACCCTCCTCAGCCAGTTTTTGGTAGTAGGCATAGGCTTGATTTGCTAATTCAAGTTCCTTCTCAATTTGCGCTATTTTCTTATTTGATTGCGCTATGAAAAAGTCAGCAGAAGCCTCCACTACGGCGTCCATGTCCTTACGCCTTTGTTGTGCTTTTTCAAGTTCATCCTCAGCCTTGTCGATGGCGTCTTTTGCATCTTTATCGGCTATTGCTTGGCGCTCGTTTACACCCTCCTCATAGGCTACATTTCGCTTCTCATTGTAGTCGTCTATTTTTTCGTTCTTATCCTTTTCAATTTGAACTTCGGCGTCCGCACCATTTTGTACGATCACTGCAATTTCGAGTTCTTCATCCTTCACTCGCTTGACATTATCGTCTGCCAATTTTTGTTGCTGGAGTGCGTATTCTGCATCGAGTTTTTTCTTCGCTTCATCCATTTTGGTAAGGCTACCAGCGACCTCATCACCAGAGGCAATATCCTTGACCATCTTAGCACGATCCTTCGTATATTTGTCAACTTTGGAAGCGTAGTCATCTTTTAATTTTTGTTCCTCCAGAGCCTTTTCCTCGGCATATTTTCGCTTGACCTCAGAGATTTCGAAATCAGTTTGTGCAACTTGCTCCTCCTTGAGTGAATCGTATAAGTCAATGATTGCTCTTTCAGTTGCGTCAAACATTTCCCCAGCCACCATATCTGGAAAGGCATCTTTACCAGCCAGAGCCAGTTGTTTTGTAGCCAGAACGATGTTGTTGATTTGCGCCTCAATTCCACTTTCCTTCACTCCAAAATTAGCCTTTGCTTTTAACGCTCTGAGTTGTTCCTCCAGCGCTATTCTTTTTTCAACATAGGAATTAAATGTAGCCAGTTCAAGTTCATAATCTTGCACCTCTTTTGGCTTAGTGGTGCCAGTGCCAGTGCCAGTGCCACCACTACCACTACCACTACCACTAGGCGTAGGAGTAACTGGCTTGGTCAGTGCGACTTTTACTTGCATCGCTAAGTAATCTGCTTTGTATTTTTCGTAGAGTTCTTTTGCAGTAGTTTTTTGTCGTTGCATGGCATTGGAAATCTCAATTAATTCGTTCTCGGAAGTCGCTCCAAAGTGGTCGAGTAAAGAGTCCAGAAGCCAGCCAGCCGTTGAGGTATTATCTTGGTAGTATTGAAGGTCAGCAAGTGCCTTGTCAGCCTCCATTTGAACTTCAGCAAATTGTCTACCAGAAACCTCGTATTTAGTTCGTACTAATTCCATTTCAGCCTTAGCCTCCAGTTGTTTCATTAATTGACCATAAGCCGTAGTCACTTGGTCTACGAAAGCCTTTTCATCACCTAAATTTTTCAGAGTAGTTCCGTACCTACCATTGATTTCGTCAATTAATTTTGTTCGTTCAACCGAGCCGTTATTTGTATTTTTTAAGGCATCAAATAAGTTCGTCATTTCCTCAGCCTCGATGGAAGTTTTGTTAGCAACTTCTGCCGTAGCGTTCGCCAGTTCCTCAGCATTATTGGTAGCAATAGCCTCAATATCTGCGATCCTTTTGTATTCAAAATACAAGTTAGCCAGCAACAAAATTGCGATTCCAGCGATGTTGTTTTGAATTGCTTGACCAACTTTAGTTGCCATCGCTGAGAGTCCTTGCATAGCGCCTTTAAGAACTCCTACGCTTCGGATTGTTGACACAAATGATGAAGCCATCAATTTGTTAACGGCGATGGTCGAAAGCGTGATAACCTTGTAGTAAACGAAAGCCTTTGTAATCAATACAATCGTGTTCAGAATTGGCACCATGTTAACGGCTAGAAAGTCAAAAGTCTCCTTTAAACTCCTTGATGCCCCACTAGCATCGTTGACATCCAAAATATACCCCTCCATAGCTGAAGTCATCCTATCGAACGCTCCTCCAACTGTGTCCTTCATTGTTCGGTACATTTCACTTACTGCGCCGTCAGCGTTAACATAAGTCTCGGATAACTCACTAACTTTTTCCATGTTATTACCTAAGATCAATAAGGAAGTCTGCGCAGTTCTACCCACTTCATCGAAAGCATCAGTTAAATTAATTCCTCCCTCTACGACTTGAGCCAGAGCCTCTTTTACTGGCTTACCAGTTAGAGCCATATCAGTCAAAATACGTCTTAATGATGTTCCGGCTTGACTACCTTTTACCCCTTGATTTGCGAGTACTCCGAGCATCCCAGCCGTCTCCTCCAAAGTTACTCCAGCAGATTGCGCAACGGGTCCAACATATTTAATCGCCTCAGCAAATTTCTCCATGTCGAGCGCAGTAGTGGAGAATGATTTCGCCATAACATCCGTAACATGTGTCATTTGACTTGCGTCCAGTTGATACATTCGAAGCACCCCTCCAGCAACTTCTGCGGATCGTCCTAGAGATACGTTCGAAGCACCAGCCAATTTCAATACACCCTCAGACATCTTGACAATTTGTGGCTCGGTGAAACCTAGTTTTGCGAGTTCCACTTGAAGGTCACCAACTTCACCAGCCGTGTAGGAAGTTGATTCTCCTAATTTCCTTTGAACTGCTTGAAGTTTACCAGTTGTTGCAGTTGTTGTACCAAGTACGGAGGCGAGTGTTGCATTTGCATTATCAAAACTTAATACGGCATCCTTAACAAAACTTGCTATTTGTGAAGTTCCAAATGCTATTCCTAGTGCGCCGAATGCACTATTTAAGCCACTTAGAGCGCTCTGATAATTACCTACATTACGGAAGTTATCTCCGACTTGCTTGTCCAGTTTTTTAAGTTGAGCATCGCCCTCCCTTGCCTTTTGAGTTACTTCACCAAAGGAGCGAGCCAGCGCCCTATATCTATCGCTACCCTTTTGACCATTCTTCTCCATCACCAGCATCTGCGCTCCGAGTTCCTTAGATTGATTTTTAAGCGCTCTCGTTTCCCTTTCCAGAGTTTTGTAGGCTGAGGCTTGGTCTTGTAGTGCTTTTGTTGTCTTAGCCATCGCTCGTGCCTTTGCTTCCTCGTCCTTCGATTGTTGTTGAGTAAGGCGTAAATTTTGTTGTTCAGTTTTCGACTTCTGTTGATTCGCTTTTTCAAGTTCTTGCGTAGCCTTTGCAGATTGCTGGATTGCTTTTTGTCGAAGCGCCTCCACTTTTGCAGATTCTTGCGCCAGTTTATTTGCCTTCTCAGACATCGCAATAAATTCCTTTATATTTTTAGTTGAGTCAAATTTTGATTGACCTATCGTGGATTTCAAAGTGGAAGCAGTTTTCTTAAATTCTGCATTAATTTTACCCAAAGAAACAATTGTCTCCTCAGCCGATTTGCGTATATTTTTAAATATATCCTCGGAAGTAAATAGATCCCTTGCGCTAATTTTCTTCGCCATCTGTTAAGAATTTAATTTATTATACTTTTCAATTTCGTTCAGAAGTACAAAATACTCCTTTACGCTTATTTGTTTTGGATTGAGCCACGATCCAACCCACTTGGAAATATGAACTAAAGATTGCTCAATGTTAGAGCCAGAGCCACTTTTAGAAACCTTTGTCATATCAATCAATTTTCGTTCTTCAATTTCCAGTAAAGTTAGGTTAAATTTATCCTCCGTAGTTACTAAGTCGCATTGAATCTCCGCCTTTTTTTTCATTACCTCCAGAAGTCTAGCATAGGTCTTATCTAAGCCCATTTGAGATAGATAGCTATCGAATACCTCATCCCATGCTTGGTCATCGCTCTCATCGTCCCCTACGCCATTTATTCGGCATGCAGTCAAGTCACCCCCTACGCATTTCATCCAGTTGGCTAAAGGCATATCATTTATTGAGTTGTAGTAATTCTCTGAGTTCATTTTCAAATCTTCTTTTAAATTCAGTTCGGAGGCGATTAAGATTAGTTGGAGTTAAGGCGATAATATTTTCCCCATACTTCCAGAATAAATTTTCTTTTTCACCTTTGTTATTTATCTTAATCGGATTCGCATCGACCTCGATATAATTTTTGTAAACATAAATAATAAAACTTTTGTAGAAGTCGCCAGTGTCAAATAATGTGTACGGAGTCCCCTCTTTTTTTTTCGGATTTATACTGGCAGTCATCTGAGAATAGCGACCAATAATATCTCCATCGCCATCAATTCCCTTTTTGAAAAGTTGGTCTTGACGGATCAAATCAAGAGTCCATTCTCTGAAAATTCTGTCGTTAAAAACTTTGCGCCAGAGGTATTCATCTTTCAACATTTTGTACCTATTTAGCACCATTCCTAGTGCCGTTTCCATCAAATCTGCCATCGTCTTACATTTTTTTTTGCCCTTTGGAAACCCTTACTCTGCTCGGATTCTGCACTTCGCCGAAAAGATGACATACGAGTTGTTAAACAATTAAAC